ATTAAGAATTCACATTCGTGTTCTCTTCTAAATCTTTCATCACCAATTCTTGATTTTTCTTGTTCTGCCCATGCTTCGTCTCTGTCTGGGTGTTCTGACCAATGTGCTTTCATGGCATAGAAACCGTTTGTTCCTGTTATAGTGTCATTGCCAAAGTCATCATATCTTTTGCAGGCTTCTTTCCATATCAATGCAAATTGATCTTCATCTGAATTAGGCGTTGAGGTAATTAGACATTTTCCTCCTGTACTCAAAGTTGGAGACAGTGAAGTCCAAAACTCAACTGCTTTTTCAGGTGGTTGAACGAATGCAAACTCATCACAATATATTAATGTCAAGGACATACCCCGTCCTGTGTTTTCTGTTGTGGTGGTTGCCATAATTTTTGAACCGTTATCAAATTCTATACTGTTTCGATTGTATTGTGTAACACCTGCTTTAATCCAACTTGGTAACATTTCATAAGCATAACGGACTCTTGACATAATATCTGATGCTCCTGCATATTTGTGTGCGGCAATTAGTATCTGTGAATCTGGTTTAAACATTGCATACCAAATAAGGTAACCTGATGCACAAGTGGTTTTTCCTGTTTGTCTAGGCAACATAGCAATGCTAAATCTATGATCGTTGTAACTTTGTATTAGCCTTTTTTGATAATCATAAGGTTTGAAAGCCATTGATCCTTTTGTTGGATGTTGTATTTGCATGAAATTTTCCATAAAGAAAAGTGGACCATTTTTTTCGTCCATACACTTTTCAAGTTGTAACACTTGATCTTTTGTGTATTTGTGTTTCTTATTAGCTTTTTTAATCTGTTCGCTGTCTAATGATACATATGCCATAGTATATTACTTATTTCTATTCATCACCAGTTTGTATTATGATATAGTCTTTAAAATCTATTCCACTGGATTTAAAATTGTTGCTACAATGTGGTTGTGATCTTCTCCCCCTAAAAGCATTACCTTTTGTCCATTCACCAATTCCGTCCAGTTTTAAAAAATCAATAAGTTTTGGATTATAATAGTAAGCATTAGTTAGGTCTAGTTCGTTCCTTAAATTATTTGTTTTTTCTTTTGTTTCAAAATTTTGTGCGGAAATCCAATTGTCAAATATTGGTTCGAATACCTTTTCTTTGAACCAAATTGTTTTTATTTTTTTATTAAATGTTAAAGGTATTATGATAGTGTCTCCGTCTTTTTTATCTTCTGCAATATCAACATGCACAGCAATTGGCAAAATTCCTCTAGCAAAATTCATATATGATCCTTGTAAAATTTTATTTGGTATCCCAAAACTTGCTATTGCTAACATAATTTCTTGTCTTATTTTTTTGTCTATGATTTCACCCCTTTTAGATTGATAGTCTTTTTCTTTATCTATACCATAAAGATTTTTTAAAATTTTTTTATTACATTGCCATTGAAAGTCATGAAAGTTTGGCAAACTTTCGTCAAAATATATTCTAAATTGATCAATTATATCGTGTGGAATGGTAATGTTGTCCATACAACTATTTAAGGATGTCTAAGATAAGGTTACTTTTTGTCTTCTACAGACTCGTCTGCTTTTTTAGCTTCTGCTTGGTAAGTTTTTTTGAAACTTTCGTACTGTGTAGTCAAACTGTTAGCAAGGTCTTCTGCTGTAAGTTCATTGTCGCCTGGATGACCTTTTTTGACTTGCACTTTTTGTCTGTTTAAACCACCTGAATGTAAATTTACAAGATCATCAATAGATTGAACTTTTTGATCATTTGTATAACCTGCTGGTGAATTTGCAAGTTCTGTTTCGTCTGCTGGTTCTTCAGCACCCATCATTTTTGCATCAACTGGTTTGACACCTGCTAATTTTAAAATTTGCATCATCATGCCCATTTCTTCTGGATTGTCTGTCGTAATGTGCATGTCTTCTTTTATTGTTTCTTTTTTCATTTCTTTGTCCTTTGCCGCTTTTTTCATTGGTTCTGTTTTGTTGCCGTCTTTGTCTAAATCGATATAGTCTGGTTTTGCTTTTGCTTCAGTAGTTGGTTCTACAGTTTCGTCTACTGCTTTACCTGCATTATCAAACTTGTCAGCAACCATCTTCATTGCTGTTTCAATTTCATAACTTTGTGGGAATTTAGCATTTTCTTTTTCAGCAGACATTGCTTTCATAACTTCTGCTTTTGGCATTTTTAAATCACCATCATCTGTAGTGTAGTTGCCAATAAATTCTTGTGCTCCAATGTGTACATCGCTCATCCCGCCAACTTCGTTAACTGATTCTTCTTTTGCCATTTCTGCTTTATGTTTTGCATACATTTCTGCCGCTTTGGCATAGTCAGTGAAGTTCATTTTTTCTATTGGTGGAAGATTTTCTCTTTTTAAGAAATCTTGAAAACTGTGGCAGTGTTCTTGCACTGGTTTTTCTGTTTGTGTCATTTGTGTGCTTTTTATTGCGTCAGATACTTCATGACCTTGCGTTTCGTATTCTCTTAATTTTGATAGTATGTCAATCATGTCCATTGTATTATTTCCTTTTTGGATCTGGGTGTGGGTTGCCTTTAATAGGTCCTTTGTGTGCCGCCTTTAATGCACTTGGAGTACCTTTTTCTTCTTTATCCATATGTGGTTGAGCAGTTTCTTTTTTCTCTGCTTCAATTTTTTCTTTTCTGTCTTTTAGTAATTCTTTGAATAAACTTTTGTTTGCTTCATCTCCAAATGCTTTTTCTTTAGGAAGTTCTGGATTGTCTTTGTATTCTAAATCTTGTAAAACTGATCTAAATTCATTTTCGTCTTTTTCTTTAGCCATATTGTCTTGATATTCTTCAGTTGGTTCACCTGGCTTTCTCACAACAACTTGATTTTGTGCAAGGTTCATATATTCAGCAATATATTTTTGCATTTCAAATGCTGACACTGGATAATTTGTTGTTAATTCGTAAATTGTTACGTTTGTATTTTTAAACATTGGAAAATCTAAAGGTGCCTCTTGGATTGGCGTTGTTTTACCTGCTGAAAGTTTTGCAACTTCAAACTTTTGTAAACCTTGTTCTAATTTTGTGCCAAAATCTTTGTCAAGTTCCCCCGCAATTTTAACACGGTAGTCGTATTGTGTAGTAGATTCTGCTAGATATTGTGTAAAATCACCCATAGTGCTATTATTTAGTCTTTTTTCATTAGTTTACGCATCAATTCATTACGGTCAGTTATTATAGTGCCTTCACTATCAACTGCTTCGCTAACCTCATCTGAACCGTCTTTATCAATTTTCAACTTTTTAAGTTGTAATTCAACCATTTTTAGTTTTTTGTCTATTTTACTGCCTTTAGCATCAATAGCGTTTCTTAGCATGGTACTTGCTACCTCAAAAATACGTCCTGAATATCTACTATCAACGTTCATACCTAGATCCATTAAATTTTTATATGAATCTTCTGCTTCCATAGCCAGTTTATCTAATTCAAGATCAGACAGTTCGCCTAGTCCTGCGACTTGTGGAAGTGCTTTTTCGATTTTATCGAATTCTTCATATGCGGCCTGTAAAGACTTTGCAGTTTTTGGATCAACGTTTTTTTGAACTTCTCTAGTACTGTCTTTGTTTTCTCTTGCTTGTTCTTTTTTGTCTACCTGCTTAAATGCTTCTTTTACATTTGGCAAATTTAAAATTTCTTCTAATTTTTGTGTCATGGTTTTATTTACTTACGTGTGCCTTGATGGAATAGTTGTTCTTCTGAAACAACTCTGAAACGTATTTTTCTTTGTTTAGCATATGCATTAGCGGCTTCCCATTTGGCCATATTAATCACAACCTGTTTTTTCTTACCCATACTTTTACCAGCGGCTTCCATGTTGGTTTGTGCTTTAGGTTTTACTTCAACCATTTCAGCATGTTTTTTGCCGCCTTTGTCCATGTACACAATAAAAAAATCTGGCACATACACAGTGTACTTTCCTGTAAGTGGATGCCTATAAGGAATTTTTATTGATTCACTGGCCCATTGATAGACATTAGGATGTTCATCACACAATCTCATAAAAGCATGTTCCCAACTACTTCTATAGGTTGGAGTTTTTAAGCCTACATATTTTTGAGGATTCTTAGGAGAATATTTGCCTCTTGCAAATCTTGGGATGGTCATTAGTCAACAATATTTCTAGATACTGTGTCTTTAACAGACCTTGTGTTTCTCACTCCTAATCTACTAGACTTGTATCTGTTAGCGTTTAAGATTGTTGAAGTTAATTCACTTAACTGTGCTGGGTTGGCATCGGTCAATTGATCTAAAATCTGTGCCACAGGCACAGAATCAATTTTTGCTTGTTGCAAAATAATGTAAGCAGTGTCTTCTGCTGATTGTCTTGAAAATCCTCTTTTTACAAAAAAGCCAACAGTGGTGTCATAGTCGCCCACAGCAAATTCAAATTTGTCTTTGTAATTTGTATTTACAAGTGTGTCAACAGTTTTGTTTAAATTATCTTTTATTTTTTGTGGTAAGTTACTATAAAATTCAGCCATTATATACTCGCTTTCTCTGCTACTATGTTAACATTTTGTGTTTCTCTATTAATTTTTATATATCCATCTGCTACTAAGCCTTGGATGTTAGATAAAACTTGATCTCTGTAAACACTTTTTTCATTGTCTGTCAAAGCCGCATAAGCAACATCGCTTTCTGCAATAGTTTGTCCATTACGAGAACCAATCTTTTGATAATACAATGCAGTTGCCACTCTGTCTTTAGCAACAGTGTTTGTAGTAACTAAATTTAGTGCTTCTGCTGGCGACAGCACTGTGGTGTATTGTGCCACGTTGTTGTTTACTGCTGTGTTGTTTTCTGTGCTTCTGCTGTCAACATATCCTTTGGCAGTTGCTAAAGCCGCACCTGTTGCAACTGCGGTCACAGCGGCATTTCCTACTGAAAAGTTACCAATCGGATTAGTGATTGTGCCTGCTTGTTTGCCAATGTCTAATACTCCTTCTTTGACAATGCCTTTTAATTCTTCTTTGACAGCATCTTTTGCTTTTATTTTTTTTGCATTATTGTAAGTGTTAATACCTCTTAATATTGTTGCTACACTAAAATTGCCAGATTGAACATCACTTATTACTGATCCTATACCATCCACAATGCCTCCAGGACCAAAAATACTTGTTGTTCCCCCACCTAACACACTTAAAGGTGATGGTTCATTATCATAGTGTATTGATGCAAATCCTGGCACTCCGCCGTTTTTGACTAAACCTGCTCCATACAAAACAGTTTCATAAAAAACTTGCATGTTGTTTTGCATGACGCCTTGTCCATCAGCGGCATCTAAGTTATCATGTGACCAAGATCCTATAACAGGATTTACTAGTGTAAATGATGTGAATCTTTGTTTGTGTAAGGCAAAAATTTGTATACTTCTTAACAAAGGTTTTTTATTTCGTTGTGCACCGTCCATACCATATTGTGTGACACCTGGATTTGGATCATACATGTTGCCTTGTGTGTTAAAGCCTGCAACGTTTGGATTTACAGTTAATGAATCTGCAATGTTGTATTCATAGTATGCTTTCCAAAAAGCATTAACAGTGTCAGCATGATCGTCATGAAAATTTATGTTTACTGGACTATAACTAATTTTTGTACCAATGTACGTTTTTTTATTGTATTGTTGCTTTTCTTCAATGTTCATATCATATTTTGGAAGATCAGCAGATTTAACAAGCATGTTAAGTTCTAACTTTTCATTTGTTGTAAATCTACGTGTTGGTATAGAATCATCAATATCAAAAACCACATGAAACAGAAATTTCTGCTTCGGCATAAGTTTGAAATTGTCATCGATGAAAAGTCTACTTGCATGTCGGTAGTCTTTCATACCTGGTAGACCATTAGAAAATGCACTTAAAAAATTGTTTATACTTGGCATAACTGTATTTACCGCCATAAAAAAAGCGCCAAAAAAGGCGCCCTTTTTACTTTACAAATGCAAAATTTGTTTAGATACCGCCACCAGTTGCTAGAGTTCCAATGGTTCTAGTCACTGCTGTTCCTATTCCTGTTCCTGTTGGAGTTTGAATAGCATTATCGTATCTGATGTTCATAGTAATTGTTGCTGGATCTGATGTAGCATAAGCCATTGTGTTGTAGTTTACTGACTCAATGTATGCACCGTATAATTCAAATGTTTCTAATACACTTGGTGCACTTGCTCCGTTACCACCGTCAAGCATTTCCATTCTACAAGTAAATTTGTAGTCAATACCTGAAGCCGCTGATGATTGTTCAAAGAAATCAAATTGTTTCTGTACTTGTTCACCAACCAATTTAGTAACAGCATTGTTTACGTCATCTCTTACATTGATTGTTATAGGATCCCAAGTGTGTTTTCCTGCCATGTAAACTTTTGAGTTGTAAACGTCTAGTGTAATGTTATCAAAAGTTAAGTTAGGTCTTGAAACATCAATAACTTGTTTTGTTAGTTCTGATCTAGGAGTAGAAACACCAAAGTTTTCTAATACTACTCTAAAACGATATTGTAGTTTTGGCATCAATAAGCCTTGTGATGCTGAACTTTGGTCGTTTGCTAAAGGTACTGTAAATTTAGATAATGTTGATATTGCCATATGTTTCTCCTATTTATTTAAAATTTAGTTCCCTAAATTTGCAATTTCTCCTGTGTTTTTAATTCTTAATGGTATGTAGATAAATTCAACTGATTTAACTGGTTCAATTGCTATATCAACATACAATTCATTTCTGTCTATTCTAGTAGGTGTGTTGTTTGTTTCATCACAAACTACTAAGAAGTCAAATAATGCTCTTTGTCCAACTAATTCCAACAAGAATGACTCAACTGCTTGTTTGATTTCATTTCTTGTAAGTTGATCATTAGGTTCAAATATGAAAGGTTTAGCAATTGCATCTAATTGTGTTCTTAAAAACACAACTAATCTTGACACGTTAATTCTATCTAAAGCACTTGTTCCTGAAACTTTAGTTAAGTTACCAAAGTTTACAATACCTGCTCCTGAGAAGAACGTGATTGGATTTACTTTTGCTGTGTGTAAAGCATCTCTTGACGATTCTGTTAATGACACTTGTTCAAATTCACCAGTGGATGCTTCTAAGAATCCAACTGCTGATGCATTGTCAACAACACCTCTTCTAGTTCCTGCTGGCGCAAACCATGGGAATCCTATATTGTCGTTGTTTGCTAGTGTTCTAAGTATCATGTGTGAAGGTGGAACAATAATATCGCTACCTGTGTTGTCTGTAGTTTTACCTGATGGATAAAACACTCCAAGATGTTCACTTGCTGAAACTAAGCCGTCTTCACCGTCACCAGCCGCACCCGCTGAGTTATTTGCCCAGTTGCTCACTGCCGTAGATGTGCCTGCCAGTCTAAATGGTGTGTCACCTACCACAAACGCTGTATCGTTTCTGTCTGTGTTTAGGTTGATCATGTTTTGTATTAATTCAGGATAACCAGGTGTCGCAATAACATTGAAGCCTCTTTGGTCTTCTCTGATTGCTTGGTTGGTATCTATCTCTGATTTTAATTGATTTACAACAACCTGTCTCTGTGCTTTTCTACCAAATGTGCCACTTCCGTCGCTGTTGTTGGTTGATTTAGTTACCCATCTGTCTGGATAGTAACCTGCAACAGACTCATTACTTGATCTAATATTACCTAAGCCAGTTGAACCTGAACCTGGGTAAGTTGTAGTAGTAACGTAGTTGTTTCTGTATTCTTTTACATTGTATCCTGATCTTCTAGTATTGAACAACAATATACCTTTTGGAAATAGTACTGGATCTGGCGCATCTGGATCTATGTGATTGTCACTTAAAAGATCTTTTATTGTTGATCCTGTGCCAGCACCTGTGTTACCATTTGCATTTTTTTCAATAGTTGTTTGCCATCTAGCATCTGCAAACACAACTCCATCTTCAGTTGTTTGGTCTGCTTTGTCTACTAATTCAAATATAGCACCAGTTGTTGTTACAGCAACTCCGTTGGCAGTGTTTGTTGAAGTAATAGTTGCCGAGGTGTTGTATCTGTAAAGTGCTGGATAATTTTCTAAATCTGATGTGTCAATCCATAAGTCGTTGTTTGTTAATGGAGTGCCATCTGACTGTGTAGTTGGCTCAGTTGCACTAAATTGTGGACCATTTGGATCTGTTCCTGAGTTTACATTTAAGTAACCTCTGAAACTTGTGCCGTCATGTTCCAAAATGTCTGCTTCTAAACTTGTGTTGTACCATAATGTGCCATTGTCTGGTTCATTAGTTGGCTCAGTTGTACTTGCAGTGTAAGATAAACGTTTAAAGTTTGATGCAATTATAGTAGCTGGAAGTGCTGTTGAATCTTCTGTAACACCTGCAGGAGCGTCATACAAGTTGTCAATCAGTGTTGCTGAGTTTGCTGTGTATGTGCCATATGAGTGAGCAGTTGAGGCACTAAAGCCTGCATCTGCTAATGGAGTTCCTGAAGTGTCGTACATTCTAAATTCACCACCAAGTTTGTGTTTGATTTGGATTGCACCTTTTAGTTCACCCTCTGTGATTATACTTGCTTCTAAGTTTGTAAAACCAGCCGCCGCAAATGCTGTAACAAAGTCCTCAGAATCTGATATAGTTGAATCTCCTGGACCTCCTAATGTTACTGTTTTTGCAGTGTCAAGTGCCGCTTGTCCTTTGATAGACTCAGCAACTATAAATGTTTCTGCTTTTACGAACGCTGGACTTGTGTTTTTAGATTGAATAATGGTTTCACCACCTTCGTATCTAAATGTTTGGAAGTCACCAACTCTTAAAGTAACGTCTGTGTCATTTACAGCAGACTGTTCAGTTACGTTGAATTGTGTGTATAAAGTCGCTTCTGTAATGCCTGTACCACCGTTGCTTGGATCTAAGTTAAAGATTGCTGTGTGGTTGTTTGCATACAATGGTGCATCTACAGTTGAAAAACTTGCTGAACTTGAACTATATAATTTAATTTCAATATCAGTTCCTCCATTTGGAGTGCTTGTTTTAAACCATAATGATCCATTGGGTCTGTTGTCTTCTGCTGTTTTCCAAGTTGGTCTATTAGCGTGTGTTTTTTGTTCAAAACTTACACCGTTGAATAAACCTGCTGTGATACCAGTTACTGTTAAAATTGTTCCTGTGTGATTTTCGATTCTAATTGTGTTTGCACCAGCCACTGAGTCACCGTAGTTTGTACCGTTGTGATAAATTTCTACTTTGCCTGTTGTAGCGTCTACCGCGGCAGTCACACCTTCAATACTTGCGTTGTTGATTGAAGTTGCCAAAGCGGCAAAAGTTGTACCTGATAAAGTTACTGTTGCATCGTTAATTTTGATTTTATGTCCGCTTACTAAAGTACCTGAAGTTGCTGTACCTTCAATTGTTGGCCAACTAATGTGCCAATTTGTTGAACCTACTTGTACCCAACTGTTTGTGTCATTTTTGTAGTATATTGGATTAGTTACAGCAGTTGTGTTAATTACATATTGACCTTTTGAACCATAACTGGTTTTTGGTGCGCCTGTAGACACATTGCCAACTAAGTCTGTTACTGATGTAATTTTTTTACATGTAATTGTTGTAAATGCTTGATTTGTTTTAGACCATTGGAATAATCCAAAAACTGAACTTGTAAGATCAAACCAATAAGTTCCGTTTTGTGGTCTTTCAGTTGGTGCTACTGTTGTACCAACTAGGTCAGTCAAGTTAACATTGGCTCTTAAAATAAATGCTTTGTTAGCCACTCCAAGGAATGAGTAGGCCGCTTGTAGTCCATATTCATTTAATTCGTAACCGTTTATTGCGCCACCTGCTGAGTCAGTGTAAAATTTTGGATCACCAAACGTTTCTGTTAATTCTCTTTGTGATGATATTAAAAAAGCCTGATTTGCGTTTGCTGTCGTTGTGCCTGACGCAGTGCTATCACCGGCTCCATTCTTTTTATCTTGTCCAGATGCTATTATTATAAGTGGAGTAGTACCTGCATCTGATGGTACGTAAAAACTTTCATCTATTACTGAAACGTTTACTCCTGGACTAACTAAATTTGCCATATGTTTTATTCTCCTTGCAAGGTTCGTTAATGCTATTTATATATAGACCGGTAAAACAGCACATAACTATGGTCAAACTAGGTGCCTATATAGGGCACGTAAATACATTTATGAAACGTCCTTTATGCAAAACCTGTCAAAACAAACCCAGGGCATATGCCTATAGAAGAAACAACAAAATCTATTGGCGTAGTCAATGTGACAGTTGTATACGTAAAAAAAAAAAATTAAAGACAGGATACGCGGCCAAATGGTATAAGGCAGGGTATCGTAAAAAAAAGCGTTGCGAACTTTGTGGATTTAGACAAGTTGATTCAGTGCAAATGGACGTATATCATGTGGACGGAAATAGAAACAACACTTCAGTTTACAATCTTAAAACCATATGTGCTAACTGTCAAAGACTTAAAAGTACTCAGGATTTGGGATGGCAACTTGGGGACTTGGAAGTAGATGAGTAGTCATATCGTATATCTGCTTGTGCAATGATTCAATTGTGTGGGTGTTTTCTAAAATGTAATCATAATTAGTGCCAATCCAATCCCATTCGCTTTGATGAGAACCTTTCTCTATCATTGACTGCTTATTAGGTATTTCAGTTCTTTTAACTAAAACAATTTTTCCACCTTTTGCTTTTATCTGTTTTATTTCATTTGTAAATCTTGTATCAGATATCACTGTGTTTACCCCTTTATATCTAGCCATACAAGAGTCTACCCAAATACTATCTAACATGTTTCCTCTGCACACTTCAGTGCCAAAATATTGTAAAACCCAACGAGGGGTCACCGATTTGCCAAAACGTTCACTCCAAAATTTATCCGGTTGTTCTCTCCAATGCCTACTAGACTCAGTATTGCCTTCAAGCATTTCTCTATCCCAACCAAAAATATTTGCTGTTGCATCTTTTAAACTTTGTGCAAATGAATCTCTAACAAATCCGTGGTGCGACACTAGTCGCTCTGCAACAGTGTCTTTACCAGAACCAATTAATCCTACCAAACCTATCAACATAAGTTTAGTATATTAACAGTTATTAAATCGTTTTTCAAGTTCTTTCTTGACTTCTCTTACAGCATTTAACATATGAAAAGTTATTTGCCAATTAGGTCCTGCTTTGAGCAGTACTTCAAATGCTATTGTTATTTGCTTCAATTGTCTGTAAGATAATTTGGAGAGTTTTGTGAAGTATTTGTTTTTTGCCATAATTTGTGCCTTTTTGTTTGCCTGTTTAAAACTTTATTTAATAAATGTTTAGATTGAATTAACCTATAACAAAACTGTGTGGTGTACCACCTTCTGCAAAGTTGCCAACTTCTGCATCAAGTCTTTCCATTTCAGCCATGCCTTGCTGTTTTAATTCTGCACCATTTAAGGTTGTGCCGCCTTGCGGTCCTGCAATAGTATTGAATTTGCCTCTTGCTTCACCTAGCATGGTTTTAGATACTGCAAGAGTGTAATCTCTTATCCACGGTTTGCTGTAGATATCTTTTAACAAAGTTATGTCAGGTCTAAAATTATCAGTATGCATCAAGATTGTTTCGTCATCTGCTCTAGGTCTTTGTGTAATGGTCAACTGTTTGGTAGCATTGTCATAATGAAATTGAATAAAACTTCCAAATAATTTTCCTACTAACTCCTGATAACTTGCAAAAGCATAGTAAGTTGCAAGTCCACCTGTTGCACCTGCTCTCAAAAGATATGTGTTTGTGTATGCTAAATTGAATGGTTCAAAAAGTGTGCCACCTTGGCCACCCTCTGTTCTTGATCCTACTGTTCTCCTAAAAAGTTTTCTTACATTTATAACTTCATCAGGTAAAATGTACTTGTTTTGATTTTCTGATAATTTAAGAAAAGCATAAGATTCTTCTACAGCATTAGACGATTTTTGTCTATATCTGTTAATGGCTCTTTCTAGTGCAGTTTCGTAGTGTTTTGGATCAAGTTCAACCTCGATCATGCCTTCACCTAGGTTGTTTTTGACATAATCAAACACTTCTTGTTGCATGGTTTGTAGTTCTGACATACTGATATTTATTGCCGTTGGCCTAACTATAAATATGTAAACTATGCCACGACTATCAATTTTTAAGCCTGAAAAAGGCAATGATTACAAGTTTTTTGATCGTAATATCAAAGAGATGTTTACAGTGGGAGGCACTGATTTGCACCTACACAAATACCTTGGTCCCCATAGACAGGGTGACACAAATAAAGACGGTGATGCCTCTCCAACTAATCCTAATTATGCACCTAGTGAAATAAATGAAAGAACCATACAAGATTTGCTATTTTTAGAAAATAGAGATAGAAAATATTCAGACGACATTTATATGATACGTGGCATTTATAATGTGCAAGATATGGATTTTAATTTGAGTCAATTTGGTATGTTTTTGCAAAATGATACACTATTTTTGACAGTGCATTTAAATGATTGCGTTGAAAGAATAGGAAGAAAAGTTATGTCAGGCGATGTTATAGAATTTCCTCACATGAAAGATGACTTTAGCTTAGACGCATCTATTCCTATCGCTCTAAAAAGATATTATGTAGTTGAAGATGTAAACAGAGCCGCAGAAGGATTTTCTCAAACATGGTGGCCACATTTACTTAGAGTGAAATTAAAAACACTTGTTGACTCTCAAGAATTTAGAGACATTATCGGTGACGCTGATACTACTGGTTCTTTAGCAAGTTACATGAGTACCTTTAACAAAGAAAAAGATATTAATGATGCAGTTGTAAATCAAGCAGAAACTGACGCACCTAAATCAGGATTTAATTACAAACAATACTATGTTGCTCCTATAGACGAAAGAGGCAATATTAGAACCGAAAATGTAAACACAGAAGAACAACGTGCAAGTTCAGATAGAACTGTAAATGCAGTTTTGGATACACCTGCTTCTAGTCATTATGGATTTTATTTGGACGGAGATGGAGTTGCACCTAACGGTCATCCGGCAGGTTTTGGCATAAGTTTTCCTACTAGTGGTACTGATAAAGGTGACTATTTCTTGAGAACAGATTTCCTACCTAATAGGTTGTTTAGATACGATGGTCTTAGATGGGTCAAAATTGAAGACAGTGTAAGAATAACTAAAACCAACAATGACTCACGTGCTAATTACAAAACAAAATTTGTTAATCAATCTGGTACAACAACAATAAACGGTTTGACAGTTGAACAAAGACAAGCATTGACAGATGCATTAAAACCAAAGGCTGACAATTAATGTTACATTTTTACGAAGGACAGATTAGAAAATTTCTTACACAATTTATTAGAATTTTAAGTAATTTTTCTGTAGAAACTGGCAAAGATGCTTCTAATAATATAAAACTACGTGCAATTCCTGTTATGTACGGAGATATTACTAGGCAAGTTGCTAACATAATTAGAAATAATTCGGAGAATGCTTTACAGTATGCACCAAGAATGAGTGCTTATGTTACTAGTTTAGATTACGACAGAGAAAGGATGCAAAATCCTTATCATATAGAAAAACAACATTTAAAAGAAAGACAGTTCGATGAGGCCACCGGCGCATACACAGACAAACTAGGTGCTGGATACACAGTTGAAAAAGTTATGCCATCTCCTTTTAGATTGAACGTGGCGTGTGATATTTTTACAACAAATACAGATCAAAAATTACAAATTTTAGAACAAATATTATATCTTTTCAATCCAGATTTTGAAATTCAAAAGTCAGACAATTACATAGACTGGACCAGTTTAAGTTATGTAGAACTAACAGATATTTCATTTAGTTCAAGAACAATTCC